GTTTCCCAGTCACGATCGGGGGGGACTGCGACACATTCAGAGTCAGCGGCTTTGTTGATGGCAAGGTAAGGGCAACGGGTGAGACTTCAGGGGTAACTGTTGTTGTGCCCGGAATAGAACTGGAGGTTGTAGAGTAATGAACATCGAAACAATAAAAGTAAACAGGGTTGAGCTGGTAGTAGAGTTCGATTATGACGAGGGCGAATCTCCTAGTCGAGACTGTCCAGGCGAAGCTGAATCATTTGAGATTGAAGCGGTAACTGTTGACGGTATTGATATTATCGACATGCTCAACGATGAGAATTTCGACGATATCATCAAAGGTCTTAAAGAGCTCAGGGAGGGGTAATGCTAACACAGGAAAACGAAAAGGCGTTCATGGAGATATTCTATGACGACTTCAATGACTCCACAGCTCCACCAGACGAGCAGCTAGACGAAATCGAGGAGTGGGACGATGAGTAGTGTAGATATTCAAGCAATGTTAAATTCTGGCGTTAGGTCGGCAATGAGATTCAGCGATCTTGACGGCCCGCACACGAAAACAATTATTTATGACCACGACGAATTTATAACAGAGATTAAGACCATGGAATCAAGCGAAAACAAACCGCCGGTATACACGCAAGAGATGGCTGATGCTGGTGAGTTGCCGCCGGTTGGGGTTGAGTGTTTAGTTAGAGAGGGCGTCATAAGCGATGTTTCCCACAGCTGCGTCATCATAGCTCACGATGGAAGCATGGCAGTATTTAAGGCTGACGATAACTACCCGCATAGTTGTTACGATGGGTGTGCTGCAAATATGTTCCATCCCCTCCCTGCCAAGACCCATGAAGAGCTGGCTGTTGATAATGCCATGATAGACATATGTGCCGATACTGACGACATGACATATGTCAGGCACACTATTTTAAGGATGCTTAAAGCAGGCTACCGCAAGCAGATTCAGAAATCTAAATGCGTGTCGCTAATGCAAGAAGTCATTGTGAATAGGGGGCACTCAGATTTAGACGCACTTGATATTGCAGGCGACCTACACATGGCACTACAGGGGAATAACAATGGATAAGATGAGCGATGTATTTAAGCTGCCGTTGTATATTGGGTATGACGATGCAATATATGGCAATGACAAAATAGAGGTTGGCGAGTTTATACAATGCCAGCAGGACGAGGCTGCAGTACTAGCAATAAACGCCTATCCTGCAATGCTTGAGGCACTGGAGAAGATACACAAAATAATCGCAAAAGATGAGATTGTTTCTGGCCGAGAGTGCCTGCATATAGAAAACATATCACAGCAGGCCATCAAGCTAGCCAAGGGGGAGGCCTAAAGATGTTTACGGCCTGGTAGCAATCATATTTTTCATTCTTGGCAGAATCTCACAGTGAGCTATACTTATTAACGAAATACCCCGACAAGTAATTTCACTACCTTAGGAGGTGAGAGGCTGAAGTTTAGCCGGTATCTCTGGAAGCCCTGCACTAACACTGCGGGGCTTTTTTGTGCCTTGGATTTATTGAATTTTATTTATCTAAACCGCTTGACGGTAACGTGTTACTATATTAATATTAGTCACACATTAAGCAATTACACAAACGAAGGGAAAAGATTATGACCAAATTAACAGTTAAGCATTTGGAAGCGTTCAAGACAAAGCTGGCCGAAGTTGAACGTGCGCGCAGTCATCATGAGTTTACAGATTTCTTTAAAATGCATATTGATTCCGGCGCTACCAGCGATGATGCTTACCGCCTAGCCGAGCACGACATGAAAGGCTCTGAATTATTGAGCAAGCCTCTTGTTGACATGCTTAAAGTTGCAATTAAAGAGGCCGAGCGTCAAATTTCCGTTGATTTCTGTGTTGGTGGCGCTTTAGTAATGTGCAAGGAGATGCTTGGTGAGTAAAACAAAAGCGTCAATTATGAAAGAGCTTCGAGAGAGGCGCAAGGCAGAGGCAGAGGAAAAAGGGTTAGTCTGCATTAGGGTGGACGAGTACGTAACGCCACGGCTGAAGCAGAATATTGTAGAGCAGTTAAACAACAGACCGGAAGGGGAGAGAGTGAAATGAAAGATAACGGTAGCTTATCAGCCATGCCATTGGAAAATTGCAATATAGGCCTGGCGGAAGTAAATGAAAGCGCGACAGGATTAACAAAGCGCGAATACTTTGCAGCTATGGCGATGCACGGTTGTGTATCGGAAATTCAGGAAAGCGTGCCTGACGGGATTTTTAATGTGATAAAGCTTTTTCTTAGAAATTACGGGCTTTCGTTTATAAAAGTTAAATACAGGGCTATAGATGGCGCATACGATGACGCTGCAAGGCGATGTGTAATCTATTCATACTCTCTTATTGATGCGCTTAACAAAACAAAGGGGTGACTAATGGACATCGAGCTAAAGGAAGAGAGGGAAGTAAAGTGATTAATACAATTGAAATTATTTACAATTTTACAGATACAGGGACAGATACTCTGTATTTGAGTCAGAAGTGCGCATTTACAGGACTTAACAATATGATTGCAGTTTCAGAAGGTAATGCAGAAAAGGTACAGAAAGATTCTGAAACATACTCTGAACTGCTCGGCGTTGAAGTAAGGCGATCGGGCCCAATTCATGACGGCATGGCTTAATAGCGCGCAGGGGCGACTAATGGACGATCTAATCGCACTATCAATCATGCTGTTAATTTGCGGGCCTATTGTTTGGTGAGACTGGAAATATGGCGGAACTGATAAGAATAACTGAGTGCTTGCAAAGCCTCGCTCTATCAGATGAGCAATACGGTACGGCAAGGGCTAAGGTTAAAGCGCTGGAGTATCATTTAAAGGTTTGCAAGAACCAAGGGATATTGGCCAGTGATCATAAAACAGGTGTACTGAAAGAAGCAGAAGCTTACACAACAAGAGATTACACAGACCTCGTAGAAGCTTACGAGAACGCTTGTATCGACGCAGAGATACTAGGAGCTAAGCGCAAGACGTGGGAGCTTACAATAGCCGTGTGGCAGTCTCAGAACGCGAACAAACGAGCAGGCAACATTATTTAATACAGTTAGGGGGTAAGACATGACGCATTTAGACAGCGTACCAAGCGAATACAAGCAAATGCAGGACAAAGTTAAATCTGACGTTGAGGCCTACTTGGCCAGCGGGGGACAGATAACAGTGATCGATACAGAGCCATGCGATTCTATCGTAACTCGAGTTGGAGAGATTTATGAACAGCGATTCTAAACCGATGCTTTTAGCAGATCACGCAGATGTCAGAAACCCGATTCAGTGCACGCCGCAGGATTTGGATAGTGAGGCATATGCACTAACCAGGCTGCCGACAGATCAAGAACTGGCCGAAATTGCAGACGACATTGATCACATTAACGCGTCGAACATGACAGACGAGAACCGTGTGTTAGCAATCGGGAATCGAATATTACGGATGTTTTCGGACACAAGGAAAGCGCTATGAAACGAGAAACGGTGGTAGTTGGCATTTTTATATTTTTAGGTGGCATGGTATTTGGCTCGCAAATAGGCATAGCTGTGTATTATTTTTCGATTAATTGTGGACAAATACATCAAAATACGCCGTCAACTACTGGACAAACATGGGGGAATGGCTGATAATTAATGTGGGTCGCGAGTACGCGGCCGAGTAGTTCCTCTTGCTACTGTAAATAATAAGGGGATGTAGTAAGGCGAGTGAGACCGCCTAGAATACGATTCAGAGACAGGGTTTATAACTAAAGTCCGGAGGGTTTTTCCTCTCTGGATTGTTCCCCCGTCTCAAACCGGACTTTAGTTATAGGCCTTTTTTGTGCCTACGATTTGTCAATTCTAGTTTTCTCCCCCGCCCTACTGCTCCAGTAGCGGCTTGCGATTACATCAAAACTCTACTGGCCAGGAATGGTTAAGCAGAATCCTATACCTGGTTAAATAACAATTGGAATTCCTAACGCATGGCTCTGTCCCACCGACATGACAACCATGGCCTAAACAAGCGTTTATTCGCTCCCTATGATAACGATTTATCGTTTAGGGCATGTGTGCGGAGAGTAGGGAACATAGTACCTAGTGAGATCATTGATTTGATCACTCTTATAAGCCCCCACTTAGGAGGGCGGAGAGTAGGGAAATGTCGGCTTGTTGTATCCATTAATTGAGGAATGATCATGACTAAGAAGACAAAACTAGAGTTAGCATGTGCTTTAAAAGATATCGAGCTGAAAGATTGTGGTGCCGGTCACTTTCAACTACACGGCCCGCTGTTGGTAAATTACTATCCAAACAGCAAAAACAAATCAGCATATATCGCCGGCACCAAGAAAGCTGCCAAGCATGTAACCCCAGAGCAGGCTGTGGAGATGTGTTTCAACGCTCCAGAGGCACAAGGTGGGTTAAAGGATAAGAGATCAGGAGGAAGCCGCGAGAAGCGCAAGAAGCTATTAAATAAAGTAAAGAACTGCTATTGGTGCAAAACAAGGCTAACGCTGGACACAAGCACTCTAGAGCACATTATACCGCTGTCAAGGGGTGGGCTGGATAACTCCAATAACCTGACCCTTGCTTGCTACACTTGCAACAATGATCGAGGCTCTGAAATGCCGGAGCTGGCAAAGTAACGTATCTAATGACCGCTATTAATTAAATAAAGAGGATAGAAGAATGGCGCAAAACATTTACGAGGTTTGTGACACAACAAATTGCGAGATGTATTTCCCGCTTGGTATATTTTATAGCCTTAGCGATGCGATGAGGGCAGTTTCAAAGCTGGATGAGGGGCTTGAGTCAATAACCGAATTTGGGGCTGAAGATTGCGAATCTGAAGAGGTTTCTATATTTGAACGCCCATATGGATTTAGCTACAGGCATGGAGATGTAGTGGTTAAATATTCGCGGGAGTGTACTTGCATTGATGATGAATATGTATGGAAAACAACTGAGATTGATTTTTGTGCATTTGGAGTAAAATACAAAAACACGGGCTCTGCAGGTGATGCAGATAAACCACACAACACATAGAGGGATAGAAGAATGAATATAGATCAAACATTCTGCGTCAGCGATTGCAAGAACTGGGACTGCGACAGAATGCTTGATTACAAGGCGCTGAAGATAGCAGAGAGGCGCGGTAAAGAGATAAGCCAAGCAGACCTATCGGTAGATTGCAAAGAGTATACGTTGGTTGAACCTGCGCGGTTTACTCAAAGATTAACCACTAAAGAGGGTAAGACGATGAAAGGATTTATAGTAGCAGTAGAGTTCAAAGACGGGTCGAAAGAAGGCGTATTTCTAACAGATGAAAATGATGCGATATTCGCAATGACAGGTAAGAAACAAGGTTTTGCAGCAGGAACAAGTTCGCTTTCCGAAGCCTTTCGTGAGTTGTACGCAGACGATGGGCTACCAATGACTATGACAAAAATAGGATCTGACAAAGATTAACTAAACAGAAGGATAAGACGATGAAGTTTAAATCTGAAAACATTAAGGAAGTAGAAGAAAAAGCAGAAATGGCTAAAAAGAAACTTCAAGAGCTCAGAGATATTCGGGATGAACTAATTGGTCTTGGATGTAGCGTTGAACTAAATTTTTGTAATGGCTGGAACATTGATATAGAAATAAAGCTTTAGACTAAACACTATTAACGAGAGGGTGAGAAGATGAATACAACAAGCCACCACCAACCACATAGGGGCATAAAATGAGCAGAATAGACAAGCACCGCAAGCAAGATATCGACCCATTGATCGGCAACGCGATTGTAATAGCAATGCTGCTTGCGCTGGCGCTCTGGGTTTTAGCTAATGCCTAGGCTTACGGCGCGATCTTTTATCGCAGTCATTTACCCGGTGGTATTGGCTGCGCATATATAAGCTTTTTATTTGCTTGACCAATCAGACATTTAATATAAAATATACGCATACTTTAAAAAAGGGCATGCTAAATGAGAGTTGAGTTTACTAGCACAGACATACAACGAAAATCTCCAGAGGTTTTTGACTCCGCAAGAAAAGGGCCTATAGCGATAACAAGGCAAGGAGATTCGGAGTTTACATTAATGACAACAAAACATTACAAAGAGCTTCAGGGGCTTTCTTATAAGCCAGATAAATACAATTGTGACGGCCTTGTCAGGGCTGAGTGGATTGCATGGGCCGAATCTGTTTATGGAGAAAATGAAGTTCGAGATTATCACCTTCCGCCATCACACATGATTGAAAAATAGGGGGTGATTTATCAAGTGGTTTAAGCATGATACAGATGCAAATATGGATGCCAAGATGCAAGAAGTGCTGCTTGATTACGGACTTGAGGGTTACGGCCTGTACTGGTACTGCATCGAGTTAATCGCGTTGAATGTAACCAGTGATAAGTTAACTTTTGAGCTTGAGCATGACTGCCGGATTATAGCCAGAAACACGGGATCGACACCAAAGAGAGTTCAAGAAATGATGAGTAAATTCATCGATCTTGGCTTGTTCGACAATGCAGAAGGGCGAGTTGTATGCCTTAGATTGGCAAAACGGTGTGATGACTTCACAGCAAAGGCAGTTCGATCAAAAGGAGTTCAAGCCCTTGAAACATCAGGCGTCCGACAAACTCCGACTTTGTCCGAGAAAGTCCCTCTAGAAGTAGAAGTAGAAGTAGAAGTAGAAAAGAATATTAAAACACTTGTATCTCGCGATACATGCAATTGCCCTGTCGAAGAAATAACCAGCAAGTACAACGAGATCTGCAAGTCGTTACCAGCAGTTAAGATCCTCAGCGACAAAAGGAAAAAAGCAGTAAGGGCCAGATGGAAAGAAAGCGAAAAACACCAGACCATTGAATTCTGGGAAAGATATTTTCATCATATCGAATCCTCTGATTTTCTAACCGGAAGATCAGGTAAGGGGGCATTTGGTTTTGATTGGATATTTAACCCGACTAACTTTGTTAAAATTATCGAAGGCAATTACGTGAACAGGGAGTATCAACAATGAGTCATGCATCAGAGCAGGCAATATTTGCCAGCATTCTTAACAAACCGGAGTGCGTAGATGAGATTCGAGAAATAGTCAGTCAGCGTGATTTTGCTGAGCCGTGGCATCAAATGGTTTTTGGTGTTATTGAGGATATGACAGAAAGAGGCATTGAAATTGATGTTGTAACCCTGACAACCGAGATAGAGAAAACCGGCAATTCACCCGAGCTTGGCTACCTTGCTCAAATGTATCAGGACTTTTCAGGTTCACACAACTACAAAAGATACGCTGAGAGCGTGCTAGACGACGCAAGAGCAAGACGGCTGTCAAATGTAGGTCGTGCTATCACTCAGATAGCTATCGAGCCTGGAGACAGCAACGAGAAGCTTTCAAAAGCTATGCAGTTGTTCAACGAGCTTGATGAGAGTGATGACAATCATTCAACGCACGTAAAAGACATTATCAAATCTCGTTTACAGGTTTGGGATGACCGACTTAACGGTGTTGAAGGATCGAAAGGGCTTCCAACCGGGTTTGAAAACATTGATAAACGAATAACCGGGCTTCAAGCTCCGAACCTAATAGTTATTGGCGGACGCCCAGGGCAAGGCAAGACTGTTTTAGGGATGAACATCTGCGACAACATTGCAGCAACAGGAAAATCTATTCTAGTGTTTAGCCTTGAATTGAGTTGTGGTGAACTGGCAGACAGGCAAATGGCAAGCGTCGGTAAGATCCCGCTATCTTTAATATTGAATGGAAAAGCATTAGAGGGTGAGCATTCGTACAAGGTGCTTCCAGCAGCGTCAAAAATTGCCGGGTTCAATATGCACATCAACGACAAGCAAGGGCGACATATTAGTGATATTAGGCGAGAAGCCAGAGTTCACAAACGAAAGCATGGCCTTGATTTGGTTATGGTTGACTATCTTCAACTGATCAAGGGTGACGGGGCTAACCGGACGCTAGAGGTTGGCAACGTATCCAGGCAGTTAAAGGAAATGGCCAAAGAGCTTGATGTTCCAGTCATTGCACTGGCACAGCTAAATAGGGGCTCAACAAAACAACAAGACAAAATGCCCGGTATGTCTGACTTGAGGGATTCGGGTGAGATAGAGCAAGACGCAGACATCATAATTTTTATTCACCGCGAAGAATCCTACAACGAGAAAACAAAAAAAATAGGGATTGCTGAAATAAACTTTTCCAAATTCAGAAACGGAACAACCGGGATCGATCAAATGGTAAACAACCTATCAATGAGTCGTTTTGATTCTCACGATGGGCCAATGATAGTGGATGATGAACCAGAAAAAGGCGGTAATTTTAAATACTAAACACGCAGACAAGACATGGGCGGATTGGTTATAACACTAATGTTCACGAGCTCGTATCGTGAATGCGGTGTTATTAACACACATCAACACAATTGGCTAAGGGGTAGAGATGAAGATCCAGCTTAAATTTACCGGTTCTATGTTTATCCCTATTACTCAGGACGATGAGCAAGAGAGATGGCTGTCAACACTCGATCGGGCAAAAGTGCTTAACGCTGACATAGTAACCCCGAGGAACTACAAATTTCATAAGAAGTTTTTTGGGCTGCTAAACATGGCGTTTGAGTTCTGGCCAGGGCCGGCGCAGATGGAATGGCAGGGAGAGGTGATACAACCGGAGAAAACAACCAGGGCATTCAGGGAGTGGGTAATTATCCAGGCCGGATATTACTCTGTAGCTGGAACCCCAGACGGTAATTTCAAATTAGTTGCTGACTCTATATCATTCGCAAAAATGGAAGAGGCAGAGTTTCAGCAGCTCTATAATCATGTGATTAATGTCATTCTGCACAAAGTGGTGCCGACGGTAGAAGCCGGACTTCAGAATTACTTTGCGAATCAGGTGCTAAATTTTGATTAAACCGGTTGCGCTTCCGGTTACTTGTGGTAAGCTGTAGTTACTGATTAGGAGGAATTATGGCAACCAGTACAGAGCGGGCCATTAAGTCAAGAGAGAAAGCCAAATCTCTTGGTAGAAAGCGTAAAGAATACTTTGTTACAGATCAGGAGCATATCAAGCTTCGAGATCACTTGAAGAAACTCAGGGAGCACGGTTGTGAATAAGAATTTTTTAGCATGGCTAATGGTATTTATTATTTTTTTAGACGTATTTGTCCACTGGACTGGCTGGATAAGAAATGACTGCAGGCCTGACATTTTAGCGCCGGCAATAGAAGAAACAAAATGGCTGGCCGAGGGGCTGATTGAGCGGGCTAAAAAGCATATCGATAAGTAACCCCTCAAAACAGAGGCGTAGCGGAGCGAAGTCCGACTGATTTTGCTTTGTTATACGGCTGCTAACTACGGAGAAATAATGTGAAGACAGTTGAAGAAAAAGCGCAATTATTTATTGATGCCGCAGAGCATTACAGCGTGAATTTTGGTGAATGGCGAGAAGAATCAAGGCAGGCATTAATTAAACTATTGAAGGAGCAAGACAGAGATGCGCGCCATAACTGTGCAGAAGCTGTTATTCAGTGCGAAGAAGATGTAAGCGGTGAGTGCACCTGGAAGAATGACGCATATTCTGCCTGCATGAATGCTGTGGGCGTATAACCCCAAGCACACCGGCTCGTAGAGTCCGATTGATGCGCTTTGTTATAAACCGAGGTACAAATAAATGATTACAGTTTATAAATACATAATAGACCCATACAGCAGCGAAATTGAGTTGCCAATTGGTGCTGAAATTCTAAGCGTTGCCTTTCAGCGGGACACTTGCTGTGTGTGGGCGAAAGTGGATACAGAAGCAGAAACAGAGAAGCGTAACTTTGAAGTGTTTGGTACTGGCCATGAGATACCGAGAAACATGGGTATTGATTACGAATTTGTTGGCACTGCTCACATGGATAACGGTTTAGTGTTTCATGCGTTTGAGCGATTAGGTTTATAACCCTTAAATTTGCGGCTGAGAGCCGCAGGCGAACAATCCGACAACATTTTGTTGTTATACGTTTTTACAGGAGATTAGAAAATGGGAATGTACACAGAAATTTATGTGAACGCGGATTTGAAAAAATCAACGCCTCAAGAAGTTATAGATGTTTTGTCTGCTATGTGCGACAAAAATCACGAAGCGGAGTGTTTGAGTGGCAAGCCTTCTCGGTGGGCTTACCTGTTTAATAATGGAAGTTACCACCTTCCGCTGACGGAGTGCGGGAAGCTCACTAATGACAGTATTGTAGGTCAATACTCATTACTCGCTAAAGGAGATATTAAGAACCACGATAGCGATATTGAGGAGTTCTTTGATTTCATTAAGCCTTGGTGTGAAGGCGAATTTATAGGCTATTACCGATATGAAGAAGATAGAGAGCCTACGCTAGTGTACGCGGACGTATAACATCGAGCTATGCGGCTTGTCCGTATAGTGATGTGTTATAAATCAGAAATATTACAAATATTGAATCACCAAGAAAACAAATCAAACAAACCAAAGAGGAAGATCAACAATGAGTAAGCTCACAGAACAGCTTGCAGAAGTCATCACATATCGACAGAGAGCGGAGCAAATTGATCGTGAAGCCAAACAGCCGGTGATCGACAAGATGAGCAAATTAATGATTCTGGTAAATGATGTGACAAACCCAGACGTGAATGCGAGATGCGGGGAGTTGGAAGGCACAGCCCGCGAGCTGATTACGTTTGTGTGCAGTGAGCTCGACATTGACGAGCGCGATCTCGAGGCTGTAATTGGTGAGTAGCACGCAATACCTGGTATGGGCTGAAATCAATCAGCCCATGCTGAAGCACAAGAAAAGCCGAGAAGTCGCAGTGAGCGCGTTCAATCACTGCGACGAGATAATTAACGCGCAAGAGCAGGAGATTGTCAGGCTGCAACAGCAAAACGATCTGCTGCTAAGCGAGCTGCACGACGCAGAGCACAGAGAAAAAATTTTCATGGCTGAGAATTTGGAGCTGAAACTGGCTGTTGCTGATGCTATAGAGATCGGCGTTGGTGATTGACAGCTAATTTTTATGTGGGTATTTCCATTTTGGAACCAGCCAGTTTTAAGAGGGTAGTTTATGGATACTAACTACGGAGAAATTGATATGAGCACTTCAACTTTACAGAAAGGCCAAATAGTCACCCTGTTAACCTCCTACTGCGGAGATAAAGGATGCACAGACCGACACCCTTGCAAAGAATGCATACCAATGTGCAACACGTTTGAGCTAACCGGGAAAGTGATTGCAAAATACAAAGGTCAAGTAGACAAGGTCGTATAACCCCGCTATTCACGGGTTTATCCCGTGTAATGGTTTGTTATGTGTGAATTACGGGAGGATTTATGAAGGATGAGCGAGCACAAGAGATTGTGAAAATATTTGAAGATGCAGGAATGACAATAGAGCTGGGTGCCAACTTTTCCGTTAAAGGGCAAATTGCACAATTGCTGAATGGCAGCGAGGCACTAATTGAACAGTGCGCTGTGGTTGTTGAAACTCAAGATCGAGGCGCTAACTACCAATGGGTAAATGGCACTTTTTGGGGGACGATGACCAAGAAGTTTGCCGCGATGATACGTAGGCTAAACACATAACATCAATGCTACAGGGCCTCAGGTCCCTGTAAGCGAGGTGTTATAAACAAACGGGATAAGACAATGAGACTAGAACAAATAACAAGACAGCGAGAATGGCACCAGCAGTTTTTTAAAAGCGCAGGTCAAAGATTGAACGTGCCGTATGCCAGGCAAAGCCCAATGAGCTGCAATGACGTAGCAGCAATGCAGGGCATAACATCAAGACAAGTGCACTATCAAGTTGTAAACGGAAAGCTTCCACCGTTTGACAACACAGACACATGCCCTCGGACGTGGAACGCAGACACTATCAGAAAGTGGGCGATAAAATACAACGAGGAGATTGCGCGCAATGAAGAGTCAAAAGCTTAGAGACAGCGCAAAAGGCCAGGAGTGCGCATTTCACGTTGTTGATGTGTGCAATTACAATCCTGAAACAACATCCCTGTGTCATATTAATGTTGATGGGGGGAAGATGGGCGGCAAGAGCCCTGATATAAGCGCGGCATTTGGTTGCAGTAGCTGCCATGAGTGGCTTGATCAAAATAAGGGTAGCGAGCTAGATAGATTGTTTTATACCCGTAGAGCAATTATCAGGACTCAACTACACTGGATAAACGAAGGGTTATTGGTGGTGGCATGAGCGAACATAGCGAGCAATGCAAAGTTATAAAGTGGTTTAGCCTGCAATACCCAGATCATCACGGGTGCCTTTTTGCTATACCAAACGGCACTTCATTATCCGGAACGGCAGTTCAGCGGAAAATACAGGGAAGCAAGAAAAAAGCGGAAGGCCTCAAAGCTGGCGTTAGCGACCTATTTCTAATGAAAGGGCACAAGGGGTTTCACGGCCTGTTTATCGAAATGAAGGATAAGGGCAAGACAGCCAGCTCAGTATCGAAAGCCCAAAGAGAGCATATTGATCTAGCGAGAGAGCGAGGCTACATGGCAGACTGGTGCCCCGGCTTTGAATCTGCAAAGGAATTGATTGAGAATTATATGAAGGTGCCCCGTGGATGACTTTGACCCGACTACACAGCTTGAGAAAACAGCAGTAATGTTTGCAGCGATACTAGCGCCGATCGGTGTTGGAATAGTAATCGGAATAGCAGTGCTTCTAGTTCGGTGAGAGACTGGGACGATGTTATCTACAAGAAGCACACAATTTTATCAACAGCACTAGGGGTAGGGGTAATAGCAATGACCGGTGATATGATCACAGAGCGCGAAATAAACAACGAGCTAGCGGGATGTGGGCAGATCATGCTTAGCGATTACGAGTTCAACGAAAAATACAAAGAAAAATACAGCGGCGGCGTGACGCAGGAGGAGAAAAATGCCCTACTCGGAGACCGGGGAACACATTCAGACACCAGAGGAATTTCTTGCAGATCTCGAGCGACTGATAGAGTCAAACCCCGAGACAATGCACAACCTGCTGTCAGTGAAGTTCCCGTATTTAGTGACGTGGGACGAGGGGTTGATTGAGCGAGTCGAGCTTGTTTAGCTATTTTATTTATTTTCACAATTTGCATATATAACCCAGAGCTTACAGGCGTGAGCCTAAGCGAATGTCCTTTACAGTGAATTGTTATATTTGGAGGCTTACAAGTGCAGCTAAACCCAACCAGCAAATCAGTAACGTACAGCATTGAAAAAATAAGCGATATTGAGCGATCACTAAACGAGATAGAAAAAGACGCTATTGAAAACGATGAAATATCGGGTGATGTAGCCCGCAATATTTGTAGCGAACTAAACATGATACGTGACGCATTAAGCTTAAAAAGAGGTGTTCATCGACATAAAAAATGGGCACCGGAATTACAGGGAAAGTGAAATATAACCTTTTGCACAGCGGCAAGCGTAGCGCGTCCGTTGATGCTAGTTGTTATGTGTAAATTAATTTATTAAAGGATAAGAAATTTTATGAAAACGTATTATTGGTTAAGGCTGAACAAAAACGGAACTAGAAGCGAAGGTAAATACACTATGGCGAGAAGAGTATTTGGCCGTTTGTTTTTGGGTGAAACTTTTATAAAGCATGGTGAGTGGTAATGCTAACTGAGCAGCAACTAATTGACGCGATACCAGTTAAGCAAGAAGGCTGGACTGATGAACAAGTGTTTATTTGGTATGGTCGATTTATTGAGGGCGAGCTAACAAAGCAACTGAAAGACTTTGTAAGCAGTGATGCTACAGCGATAAGCTTTCAGTCCTTGGGGCAATATCGCACCGCAATACTGAAGATGCTTAACACATAACATCAATTTTAACGGGCTCCGTCCCGTTAATGCGGTGTTATAGATAAGAGGGCGAGATCATGAACTTCGAATGTTTTGCATTAACAGTCACTCGCTACATCTGCGAGACAAGGCGGATGCAGGCAATTATCAACGATGATCCTGTTTTTGTTGTTGACGAGGAGTCGTTGTGGAATATCAGAGTGTTTGTTAAAAGCAGCATTCAAGACCTGCATTGCTCGGAAAGCATGAAGAAATCGCTATTCACTGGTATAATAAACACTGTAAAAGCTGGCGACTACCTTGGCTACACTATCGACGAGGTGGAACGCCAGGTTCTGACAGCTATCAAAAACGCAAAAGTAACGGATAGGTTACATTAATATGAATGTCTCAAAGACGCCTCGTAACATAGAAAACATTATTCTTCAGGGTTTCGCAGCAGCAGCAATAGCATTCATAGCAACAAAAATACTCCTGAGCTTCGCATAATGCCGGACGGTCAGGATACAGAAAAACCGCAAAGCAGACTAGAGTCAATCAGGATCTGGCTGCTATTTGCATCAGCAATGCTAGGCTCGTTTATAGCCGGTTACAACGCTTTCGATGACGTATCAGACACGCTTAGAGAGCATGGCCAGATGACAAAGCAGATTCCAGTGCTGAAAGACAGAATACTAAGATTAGAAATACTGATCGGAGACAGATACACAAAGAAGCCTACAGTGTATCCGACACAAGAAAACACCGGGCTGATTAATAGAGAGGGGTAGCCACTCGTGGTTATAACCGGCGAAATTACATTAAAGCGGGCTCGCGGAAATGATTTGTTTGCTGTCGCTGAGCCTATTCGTGTTCAGTGGGAAACGGAGGATTTCACGGTTCCTGTTGGCGCTGTAGTTAACGGTGCGTCTATTCCGTATGTACTGAGATGGCTATTGCCTCGCTGGCACCACGACTACGATTTAGCCAGTATCGTGCATGATTTTGTGGTAGGTGAGCACGGTCGGAACGCGTCTATGAGGTGGGAAGATGCAGCGCGGCTGTTTGCTGATATAATGAGAAAACAAGGCGCGCCGGAGTGGAAAATAAAACTATTCCGGTTTGCTATACTGAAATACAGACATGTGAAAAGGTGGCTATAAGTGGGCGCTATAACAAACAGAACGACAGCAGGGATCACGAAAGAGAAAGCCGACATCATTAGAGAAGTGTCGAGCGCTATTTCTATTTTGCAGAAAAACGCCGACATAATGGCCGTTATATCTGGTTATCTTGTCGAAAATGAGACAAACCCAGACATCGGCACTGATTTTATAGAAGAAGTTGTCGCGGATTTTCACGCTGTAATGTCCGGCCTTCCTGCGCCGCTTGCGACATTAAATACCGTAGGTAAGTTGTTTACTGCTGACGATGCGGAAAAAGCGACAGCGAGAAGTACGATTGCTACGATGAATGCAGGAAAAGAAAGCCTAGAGCTGCGGTATAAATAGTGGCTTTCGGCTTTACTAAAACGCTTCCAACTATAACCGGCACCCATGCCGGTTTTGTCGTTCTGTTGAAAACAGCAGATTTTCCGGCAACGTCAATCGATGGTTCAACTAATGCGATATTGAACGGTGGCGGTAATTTACGCGCATACACTAGCAGCGCGAAAACAACACAGCTGCCAGTCGAGATTGTGTCGTTTGTGTCAAGCGGCACGCCGGAGGCTATTGTTTATGTTCGCATGTCGTCGGCATTCACAGGCGCAACGCTGTACATAGAAGCTGACGACACGGAAACCTCGCAGCCTGCCGCGACGGGCACTTACGGAAGGAATAACGTCTGGCAGGATTACGCGGCAGTTTTGCACTTGCAAGACAATACAACCGTTGGGCCGTGGGTGGACTCGACAGGGAATGGACACGATGGATCTTTGATAGTCGGCACATCTGTTCCAAACGTAGCAACAAACCCATTGGGTGGGGTGTGGCTAGACTTTAATGAAGATACGATAATAGAATTAGCATCATCAACTGCTCTTATAGAGAACACCTCATTTACGGTGCAGTCTAATGTCAATTTAGATCAGTCCAGTGAGGCAAGAGGTGTTTTTGGTAACAGATCGAGTGTAAATGATTTTAACTGGGCGTCATTGCAATCAAGCCGTAGATATTTTACAAAAAACGGCGTAACAGAGAACTTCTTTGATGTTGGAGCCAGAGCGACATTAACAGATCTTAGTATAGCTCTTGCTCAAAACGCGACTAGGCTGGACTGTTACGAGGCGGGCTCTCTGCTCGGTTCTGTAACGCCAGTTTCCGGCGGAGAGTCTATAGCAGCAAACCAGCCGTTTAAAATTGGAACCTATTATTCTGATGGTGCCCCCGCTTTCAGGCTTGATGGTAGAGTTGGCGAGGCAAGAGTTAGGCGGAGCTATTTATCCTCTGACTGGATCTCAACAGAAGAAGATAACTACTTTTCCACAGTGCTTTGGGGCACAAACTCTGCTTGGGAGGATCAAGGCGGAGGAACAACGGTTGCGCTTACTGGGCAGTCAGCAACATCAGGACAAGGCTCATTAACTGTATCGGCCGGAATAAATCTCGCGATAGCAGGTCAAGCGTCGGCATCACAGCAGGGTGTGATAGCGGTAACAACCGGCGCGGGTGTAAATGTAACACTTTCAGGGCAAGCGGCCGCAGCTCAGCAGGGATCTATTGTCATTGCAGGGAATGCTAGCGTCACACTAGGCGGGCAAGAGTCCGTCACAGGGATAGGCGCAGTATCAATTATAACTGGAGGCGCTATAACCGTAGCACTCACAGGGCAGGCTGCAGCGGCAAATCAGGGCGCGCTGTCGCTATCAATTCCATTTACACAAGCAATTTCCGGTCAGGCATCAATTGCAGGCCAAGGCGCTGTATCTGTCGCGCTTCCACAGCTAATAACACTGGCGGGGCAGCAGGTAGAATCAGAGCAGGGCGCAATATCAATTATCAGTGCTAATATAATCACGCTAAACGGGCAAGAAACAACGGCGGCACAAGGTGTGCTAAAATTAAACACAGGCGGAACGTGGACAGTAGAACCAGACACATCAACTACCTGGAATACCCAGGCAGACAATACGACAACCTGGATTATTCAGTAGAGGTATAAAATGGCATCAACAACAGCAATATGCACATCATATAAAGTCGATCTATTGTTTGGCCGGCATAATTTCGCGGCGTCAGGTGGCGACTCGTTCAGGATTGCGTTATATACATCAACAGCAACTCACGGCGCGGCAACAACCGCTTACACAGCGACAAACGAGGTTGTAGGGACTGGTTACACAGCAAAGGGCAACCTATTAACAAACATAGACCCAGTATCAAGCGGAACCACTGCGCTAACAGATTTCCCTGACACGACATGGTCAACAGCAACCATAACAGCTGCATCTTGCCTTATCTACAACGACTCAATAACAACGCCGACAGCCGATGCATCGATTCAAGTGCACGACTTCGGTGGTGATAAAACATCAACGGCGGCTGACTTCACTATTCAGTTTCCAACAGCTGATGCCTCAAACGCAATTATTCGAATAGCATAAGCAGGGGGTATAATGACATACGACGAAAGCGAGGGGAAAATAACTGAATCGCTCACTGGGCGCACGATTGAAAGGGTCGAGCGTCACGGAAAGGAGCTAAGGCTGTGCACGACATGCGGGCATGAGATAAAGCTTCAAGCTGACATTAATGGTGATATTCACTTTAAAGGCTGCGGCGTGAGAATAATTATTCCAAGCCTTACAGTCGGCGCAGTACAAGGGAAATTTTAATCAATCCAGTGCGAGCAACCTATAAGGACTCGCGCTTGAGCAACCTCAGAGGACTCAAGTTATGGCGAAGAACCTAACAGCAAAACAAGACCTATTCTGCAGAGAATACATAGTAGACCTCAATGCAACACAGGCAGCTATCAGGGCTGGCTACAGTGAAAAAACAGCCCAGGCCATAGGGGCTGAAAACCTAACAAAACCTTTGATAGCGGCACGTTTGGCTGAACTGCACGAAGAACGCAACAAAAGGGTTGAGATCGACGCAGATTACGTTCTTACAAGCCTTAAATCTATTGCTGATCGATGCATGCAGTCAGAGCAGGTTGTCAGTAAGGATGGCGAAGCCAGCGGGGAGTACAGGTTCGAGCACAGCGGGGCGAATAAAGCGCTTGAGCTGCTAGGTAAACATCTTAAATTATTTACCGACAAGCAAGAGACTGAGCTGTCCGGAGCGTTACACCTGACCCATGATCAGTGGATAGAGTCACTGTCTTGAGCGACAAGCGCAGAAGACTTTTAACAGACTTTGAGTTCTACGCAAGAAACTGCCTTTACATAAGAACCAAGGGCGACGGCGTGCGCCCGCTTGTTCTTAATGATGCCCAGAAGTACATCCATTCAAGAATACAGGATCAGATAGAGCGCACAGGAAAGGCTAGAGCAATCATTCTTAAGGGGAGGCAGCAGGGCGCGTCCACTTACGTCGAAGGGCGGTATATTTGGCGAGTAACTCACAATAAGGGTGTAAGAGCTTTCATTCTCACTCATGACGGAGAGTCAACAAACGCGCTGTTTGAGATGACAGAGCGGTATTATGAGAATCTTCCTGAATTTGCAAAGCCGTCCCTCGGGGCGTCAAACGCAAAAGAGCTTCAGTTCAGCGCGCTAGACTCGGGTTATAAAATAGGAACGGCTGGGAATAAAGCGGTAGGTCGCGGCCAAACCATACAATACTTTCATGGCTCTGAGGTTGCGTTCTGGATGAATGCCAGCGAGCACACGAAAGGGATTATGCAGGCAGTTCCAGACGCCGCAGGATCTGAAGTAATATGGGAATCGACGGCAAACGGTGTCGGGAACTTCTTTCACGAGCAATGGAAATTAGCAGAGAAAGGGCTTAGTGAGTTCGAGGCTATATTTGTACCATGGTTTTGGCAGAGGGAATACACTAAGGAGCCGCCCGAAGGCTTCAAGCTCACGCGGGAAGAAGAGCCGCTAAGGGAGATGTATAAGCTAAGCCCTGGTCAAATGTACTGGCGCAGGGTGAAGATAGCAGAGCTAACGACTGATGGTGTTGATGGGGAAAAGGCGTTTAAGCAAGAGTACCCGATGAATGCAGCGGAGGCGTTCCAGGTATCTGGCGGAGATGGGTTGATACAGGCTGAGCACTGCATGAAGGCAAGGGCTGATAAATCTACTGGCAGCGGCCCGCTAGTCGTCGGTGTTGATCCCTCGAGGGGAGGGGATAGGTTTGCTATAATTAGAAGACATGGGCGTAGAATGTACGGCATGGAGTCGTACAAAGGTGAGCAGTGCAACTCACTCGGGAAGAACGTCTCTATATGTAAAAGAATTCTAGACGCTGTTGACTCAGACGCAGGAAAAATACCCGATAGAATGTTTATCGATTTTGGCTCAGGCGCAGATATAGTAGATAGACTGCACGAGCTGGGATATAAGGATAGGGTTAAATCTGTGCATTTTGGATCTTCACCGTTAAATCCTGTAAAATACAAGAACAAGAGAAACGAGATATGGGGTGAGATGGCTGACTGGCTTTGTGACGAAAGCCTTCCGGTTTCAATACCTGACAGTGACGAGTTGCAGGCTGATCTATGCGCCTCGCCGTATGATAGAGACTCGAATGACAGACGCGTATTAAGATCGAAAGATAAAATTAAGAAAGAATTTGGTTTTAGCCCCGATTACGGTGACGCAGGGGCTTTAACATTTACTGAGCCGGTTACAATAAAAACGCCGCGAACACACAAACGAAGGGTCGTAGTGTAATGCAACACATGAGTGATTCAGCGCTAGTAAGCGATCTGGAAGCAATGAGCAAGGATGCAGCTAAGTATAACGGCGAGTTTATGGCCGAGAACGCCGAACTTCTCGACCGGTATTTGAGTAATCCGTACGGTGATGAACAGCCGGAGCTTTCTTCAGTAATATCGAATGATGTTGAGGACACCGTAGAGTCTTATATGGTATCGATGGCCAGGGTGTTTCTTGGTCCTGGTGACATTATCAAGTTTAAACCTCGTGACCCCGACAGCAAAGAAGATGTAAAAGAGGCTGATCAGAAGTCGCTTTATGCGGATTGGTTAATTAGAGGTCAGGATGATTCTTACTTAACACAGTTCAGTGCATTGAAAGATATTCTTGTCCAGAAGTTCGGAGTGGTTAAGTATTTTATTGAGGATAAAAAGGAGGCGATTACCGAAACGTACACAGCAACTACGGCTGAAGAGCTGGCAGCAGTGATGGCCACGCTGGAAGACGAAGAGGTTGAGAGTGTTGAAATAATCGATAAGTCTGGCGATTTCACTGTCAATGCCGACCCTATTGATTTTTCTTTCAAAGTTATGCGCAATACACAGGCAATCAAAATTGCCGGGGTTCCGACTGAATGCTTTGTCATAACTCGCAATGCCAAAAGCAAGGATGACGCTGATATTGTTGGCGATGATTCCGTGATGACTCGCGGTGATTTGGTCGCCATGGGTTTTGGCAAAGCCGAAGTTAATAAAATCCCGCTTGCCGGTGCGCAAAATGATGGTCCAGGAAGAATTGAAGATATCAGGGATGCCGACCAAGGCGGGGAGGATATTGAATATGCCCCAAGCTGGGCTAGTGAAGAGGTTTTGATTAAGAATCGTTACCCTCGCATTGATTATGACGGCGACGGAATAGCAGAGCGTCGTTATGTGATGTACGGCGGTGATGTCGTTCTAATTAACGAGCCGTTTGACCATGTTCCATACGCTATTGGATCAGCTATAATAATGCCGCATAGAGCAATAGGCAGATCAATAGCAGAGCAGGCTGCTCCTTTTGCAAGACAGAACACGTCGTTAATGCGTGGCATGTTTGATAATGCCTACGCTGTCAACATGCCTAGAATTGCATATAACGAGGACGTTGATGAAGACGACCTGTTCGATATGGAGCACGGTGGCGGCATACGGGTAAATGGTCGCAATAACCCTGGTCAATCAATGTTCCCAATACAGATACCGTACGTTGGTGACAAGACGCTAATGTTACTGCAGTACCAGGCCGGCAGAAAAGCTCAAACCACAGGAACTATAATGGCGAGTCAGGGATTGAGGTCTGATGATTTCAACGACGAGACAGCAACACGGTTCGAGGGTGTCCGGAGTGAAGGCAAAGGCAAGACCGAGCTGGTCGCAAGGAATATTGCAGAAGTGTTTTACCGTCAGTTGTATGAGGGGGTTATTTGGCTGGCTAAGCATTTTCAGAACTCAGAGCAAGAGATTAGGGCTACAGGTGAGCCGCTAAGGTTTGACCCATCGTCGTGGAAGTATGATCATTCAGCCGACGTTAAAGTTGGCCTAGGCGCAGGTGATGAGGATCACATTGTTGAGACCATGTCCGCAGTGCTCAATCTGACCCTGCAGTTGCAGCAAACAGGCTCGCCGCTTGTTGATGAGAAAACCAAATTCAATACAATTGAAACTATGCTGAAAGGCCTTGGCATTTCTGACGTTGCGCGACACTTCAACAATCCTGATCAGCCTGATAAGCTGATACGGGCAGAGAATGAGCAGATGAAACTGGCTCTACAGCAAATGCAAATACAGCTTGATCAGCTGCAGCAGAAGAATCCGCTAGCAGAAGCGGAGATGGTCAAGGCTCAATCTCAAGCCCAGATAACCCAGCTTAAAGAAGAATTATCTATGGCTAAAGAGCAGGGCAAGCAAAGCCTGGCTGCGGCTAAGTTGAAAGAAGATAGGCGGCAGTTTGACATTAAAACAGCTCAGGCAGCAGGGCAGTTTCAGCAGTCGCAATCGCAAGACTCGGATCAATTCGAACAAGACAAGATAATAGAGCTAACCAAACTAGAACTTGAATCAGGAAAGGATGTACCGGGGGGTGTTGTTTGAAAGTAACAGAAGAGGAAAAGAGGCTGAAGCTTGCAGCTGATGCGTCATACGGAGCGCAATGCCGAATGGTGCTTAATAGCGCTCCGTTTCAGAACGCATTTCTTGAGATGAAATCTGAATTGCTAAAGAAGTTTGAAAGTATTGGGTCAAATCAAATTGAGGACTTGCAAGAGGCGCACAGGACATACAAGAATCTTGCTGTTCTTGAGAAGTATTTTGAGAAGCATATAAGTCGTGGAGATGCGGCGATTAATAGGCTAAACTAATTAAAAAGAGAGACTTAATAGATGACTGATACAGCAAGCCCAGAAATGAGCACTGAAGAAGCATTCTACGGCAAGCAAGAACCAGTGCAGCCAGAGGCAGAGCCTGAAATAGAGCCAACTGCTGATGATGTTGCTGAAACAGCAGGGACTGCTGACAACTCCGATGATTCGGAGCCTGCTGAAACTGAGCAAGGTCAAGAGATTGATTCTAGCGAGGTAGATGCAGAAGAGTCCACCGGCAATGATGAAGAAACTGAAGGCGAATCCGAAGAGGAGGAGACTCTCTATCTTGATTTAGATGGTGAGCAACTCAGTCTTGACGATATCCGCACGATGAAGAAGCAGCAAATGCTTGAGCAGGACTATACGCAGAAGAGGCAAGTTGATTCAAAGCGCGAAAAGGATAATCTAGCCAAAGAGGCCGAGCTAACGACAAAAAGCACGGCTTTAGAGGCAGCACTGTCAAGCGCTGAATTACTTATTGCCACTCTGCAGAGTGATGGTTATCTCTCGGATGACGAGATTACGAAAAGCAAAGGGGAAGTTGATGCTATACGGGCGCAAATAGCAGAAGCGGCTGAAACGAGCAAATTAGCCAAGGCTCAGGCGGAGCAGGTTAAGCTGTTCGAAGCAAATCCGGGGTGGATTGACAATGAGGGTCAAGTCACTGATCAGTACAACACTGACGTTAAGCTGATTAACGGGTATTTCGGCAAAGCTGGATTTACCAATGAAGAAGTTGCTGGAATCTTGAATCACAAGGTTTTAATGGCTATTCAAAAAGCGGCGAAGTACGACGCATTACAGAAGAAGACCGCCGAGCTTAAAAAGCAGGTAAAGAAAGTGCCATTGCAGACTAAACCAAAAGCTCAACCAAAAACAGCAGCACCAAAAACAGCAGAGCAACTATTTTACGGGAAATAAGAGGTTTTAATTATGGCTACACTATCAAACACCGCAATGACGCTGGCGGACTGGGCTAAACGTACAGATCCAAACGGAAAGGCGGAGAAAATTGCCGAGCTTCTGGGTCAGAAAAATGAAATTCTGACGGACATGCTATTTAAAGAGGGCAATCTACCGACAGGCGACCAGCAGCCAATTCGGACTGGATTGCCTACCGCATATTACAGGATGACGAACCAAGGTGTTCCGTCGAGCAAATCTACAACTGCTCAGATCACAGAATCAACAGCAAGCTTGGAGGCTAGATCGCACGTAGATCAGGATATTGCTGAGCTTAACGGGAACGTAGCAAGCACGCGATTATCCGAGGCCGATGCTTTTTTAGAGGCAATGAACCAAGCGCAGGCAACCACGCTGGTTTACGGCACATCTGCAAACCCGGAGGAATATGTCGGGTTTATGTCTCGTTATAATGATCTCAGCGCGCCAAATGCCGCTAACATCCTTGATGCAGGCGGAACCGGCTCAGACAATACGTCAATTCTTCTTGTTGGCTGGGGTGACAACACTATTTATGGAATTTTCCCCAAGGGGTCTAAGGCTGGGTTGAGCCACGAGGATCTAGGCCTTGATGATGTTGCTGACAGTGAAGGTAATTTATTTAGAGCGTATAAAGATATCTGGAAGTGGAAAAACGGGCTAATGGTTAAGGACTGGCGCTACGGTGTTCGGATTGCGAATATCGACGTCTCTGACCTTGTCGGCTTAACAGGGACGCAGGCGACAACAGCATCAACTTCAATCATAAAAATGATGAGCAGAGCAATAGATAGAATGCCAATGCTAACAGGAATTAAACCTGTTTTTTATGTCAATCGTACTGTTGCGTCACACCTGCGGCTTATCGGCTTAGATAAGTCGTCTAGCGCGGTAACTGTTGAGCCGGCTTTAAACCAGTTCGGTGGCAGCATTTTTACAACCCGCTTCCTGGGCATCCCAGTTCGCCTCGTCGACACCATCACAAACGCCGAAGCACGCGTAGTTTAAGGAGATAAAAATGATTTTAGATAAGCTTTTACAGTTTTCAAATGCGCAGGCGCTTACAGCAACCGCTGATAGCACAAACGTTGTCGATCTTGGTGTTGATAGAGATATTGGCAAAGGCGAGCCTATGGCGCTTGTTGTCACCGTTGGTGTAGCTGCAGATTTCACAACAACGGATGAAACGTACCAGTTCCAGCTTGAAACAGATGACAACGCAGCCATGACGTCGTCAACTATTGTTGCTGATCTAACTATCGCTGCTAGCGACCTAACCGCCGGCTCTGTTCATGTCATACCAATGACATTAACAAACGAGCGATACCTTCAGGCGGTTTACACTCTTGGCGGCACCACGCCAAGCATTACTATCGATGCATACCTGCAGCCGATGAACATGGTTCAGGCCACAACAAACTATGCCTCTGGCTACAGCGTGACCTAGCGTGAAGGTTAGAGTAAAGCCAGGTTCCAGGCCGTTTTGGTCTGGCCGGCTCCTTTCCGATGGCGAAGAGATAGAGGTAACCGGTGCCCTTGCTACATGGATGGAACCGGTTAAAATGCCTCGAAAATCTAGCAAAAAATCAATACCGACGCTGACAGAATCGGTAAACAAAGAGGGGTAACCCTCTTATTTTTTGGAGCTAAAATGGGTTTCGTCAATCGCGATGAGTTAAAGCAGTCAATAATTACATGGTCACATCGTTCTGATCTTGATTTGCTGATTGATGACTTTATAACACTAGCTGAAACAGCTATGACGGCAAATCAGGTAGAGCCGTTAAAAGTCAGGTCTGAAGAGACTAGAGCTACAGCGCTATTTGATACAACATCGAGATTCTTGGCTCTTCCTGACAGCTTCGTATCTATGCGTAAATTATCACGCATAGATCCATCTACAGGCGCTAGAATTGAACTTCAGTTCAGGACGCCTGGCCAGCTATACGCAACAGACGACAAGGGAACGCCGGCTGCATTCACAATCACATCACAAATTGAATTTAACGTAACGCCGCTTTATGCAGACTCTATCGAGATGCAGTATCTAAAAGAGTTCACGCCGCTTAGTTCGGCAAACACTGTAAACTCGGTGCTAACAGAAAGCCCTGACATTTATCTTTATGGTTCGTTATGGGCTCTGTATAGACATGTCGATGAGTCAGATGAGTCAGCGCGATACTATCAGCTATTCATTTCTGCAATCCAAGGCGCGAACAAGAAGGCCAAGGCTGGCACGTACGGGCCAAGGCCTAGAATGATTCCTCGCGGGATAAAGCCATAATGCCGAGTGTATATAGATCAGTACCTATAAATGTTGCCGGCCCATCAAATGCAAGCAGGTCTTCACAGCTAACGTCATCAGTTACGCTTAATTTCTATCAAGAGCAGAATCAAGGAGCAAAGCAGGATTACGTGCTAATGCCGTTTCCGGGTCTAAAACGGGAGTCGTCTGTGACTGGGATTGATCGCGGCATGCATCAGATGATAGAGATAGGATATAGAGTTGCTGGAAATTCGCTTTATTCTTTTGATCAGAACGGGACTCACGCTGAAATAGGGTCTATACCCGGATCTGGTCGATGCATATTCGCAGATGATGGGCAAAACTTATTTGTTGTAACTGATCGCGCGGTTTACAAGTACGACTCTATATCTGGGGTTATTGCTAACGTCACAAGCGGCAATATCGGCAGCCCTAACGGCGTGGCATATCTAAACGACAAATTTATATACGACAGGGGGCAGGGTAACGATTTCGCTGTTAGCAATGTTGGAGCCGGTGAAACGGTAAACATTGCTAACATAGCCGGTGCAATAAGTGATCCAGACGATTTATTAATGTGCTACGCATTCAGACAGAGCATGTTTTTTTATGGCAGTCGAACGATAGAGACATGGTACGACAAAGGGACTGGAAGCCCGCCGCTTGATAGGATAGATGGGCAGATATTCCCGGTTGGTCTAGCCGCGATATATTCTTTAAGTCATAACGATACAGCAATGTATTTCCTTGGTGATGATAGACAGATTTATCAGTTCACTGGAGCTAAACCGACAAGAGTAAGTAGCCCGTCGCTGTCGAACGAAATAGAGGGCTACAGTGTAGTTAGTGACGCTATAGGCTGGTGTTTTACCATTCAAGGCCAGAATTTTTACTGCATTACATTCCCTACAGAAAGCAAGACATGGGTTATAAATGAGACGTTCGGTAAAAATGGCTGGGTGCAAATATCGTCAGGAATCGGAGGGCAATCATACGGCGCAACGTCGTACGTGTATGTGTATGGAAAGCACTGGTTGGCAGGCGAGCACAATGGCGCATTGTACAGCTGGGACTTAGAGACATATCAAAATGACGGCGAGGTCATGGAGCGAAGAAGAACGTTCCCGCCAATTTCAGGATCGAGCCTTGGGGCTGCCGGAAGGCGTCTTCAGATGTCAAAAATAGAAATAAAAATGGAAAAAGGTGTCGGGCTAATATCTGGGCAAGGTGACGATCCACAGATAATTGTTGAGATCAGTACCGACGGGCACACGTACATGGAAATAGGGAGGCCGAAAATAGGTAGGCTTGGCGACTTTTCTCTTAAAGTCGAAGCGTTTGCCTTGGTAACGTTTTACGACTTGACCGTAAGACTAACAGTGACAGATCCTGTTTTTTGCTCTATTCATGCGATAGATATAGACATAAAAGAGGCTGGGCGATGACTCGAGTAAATCCACCGCCTCACAATCCAATCCCTGATGCATTCTCATCTAATGATGAGCTTAGGGAGTATTTTCTTGCATTGCAGCGCAATATTTTCCAGCTATGGGAGCGAACTGGGGGTGGTGATGACGCGCTTGAGGATGTCGGTGCAAAGGTCGCGGTACAGATGGCGGCGCAGCAGAAGTCTTTGCAAGATCAAGTCGGCTCTGGTGATATCCTGTCGTGGGACGAGACCGGCTTTACATTTGATACAGATAAAATCTATTTTGACAGAGAGGCAGTCTAATGGCTCAGCAAACGATAAATATCGGAGCAACTGGCGATGACGGCACAGGCGACAGCATACGAGCTGGCGGAGAAAAGATAAACGCAAATTTTACCGAGCTTTATGCATCAACCGCCGCGAATGCGGCAAAATTTAGCAACAACACAATTACTGTAAACGTTGAGGCGGATTTCCCGGTGCAAGATGCCGCAACGATAACCTTGGAAGCTGGCAAAATTTACCTTATTGGCGGCACTATAACTACATCTAAAAGGTTTATTTGCGAGAGCGGAACGACCATTCGCGGGCTTAGTCAAATCCCTATAGGGATAGAATACACCGGCACAGGAAGTATGTTTACAAGTACAGGGACGTGGGAGCTTATTCAAATTAATGTTTCAGCGTCAAACGGCTCTGTTTTTGATGCCTCTGGTGTTAATGCCTTTATAATTATGCATATTGTAATCATATCTAGCTGCGTCAGTATCGGAACGTTTGTCAACGCCGGTATATTTTGGACGCAGGGTTCATCAACAAGTACAACAAGCGGAGATGTAATATCGTTCTCTGGAACTACAGCAGGGGTGCTGATTGATGTTACGCAGCACACTAATTTAACCGCTGGCAATGTGCTTATAAATCTTGGCACTGCAACGACATCGCTATTTAGGATTACAAATTCTACATACATCGCACCCGCTACGAGCGTAGGTATTAGCGGGCTAGTTTCAAGCGGGAACATCAATGCTGGTAGCAAAGCGGTTGTTTCAATCACCGACCTTGCGATAGCGGGGTCAACTCCACTGGCTGGAATAACAAGGGAAGACGTGAGGTGGTTTTTTGCTGAAGCGACGGCTATAAAAAACTCACGCAACGCCGGAGATGCATTTTTAACATCACTTGAGACGGTTGTAGTAGCAGCTACAGCAACATTTTACGAGGTCAGCAGTTCAAGCTGGGGCTCGGCTGTTCAGGACCGGTTCTCAACTAGTGCTTCTGGGGTTATAACGTATGATGGTGAAGTTGACATCGACATAAAAATATCAGGCTTCGCGACTGTGGCAAAAGTTGGCGGCGGTGCTGATGAGGTGGAGGTTAGAGCCGGAGTGAACTGGACAGCTGCAGATACTGGATTAGCCAGATCTGGCGGCACAACTGAAAGCGCCACCCCTACATCTGTACCAATCGAAGCACTAGTGAGCATATCGCCAGGAGACAACATAAGAATGATCATTTCTAATAACGGCTCAACTGCAAATGTTGAAGTTTCAAAGGCGTCTTTTGTAATATCGGAGGCGTAATGTCAAACGAGGTTGTTGTATGCAGAAATCAATCTAATGTCGGCGCTGACACAATAGAGATATTCTATACTGCCGATGCAGGAATAACTGGGGTTCTTGTTACGTCATTTACCGCAACCAATGACGGCACATCTTCCGTATCGTTTAAGGCCTATCTTTATGATGCTGGCGGAAACCCTGTTAACTCTGTTATACCGTTCAGTATCGTAAAAAGAGACAGGGCTAATTACGGGCCGTCATTGGTCGGCCAGATAATCCCACCGGGCGGGTCGCTTAGAATAGAATGCAGCGCTATCGGCGGGCTGAATTTCAACGCTGCAGGGCAAATACTAGGTTCTTAGGGTATAATTACAAAACACATTTTGAGGTTTGATCATGGGTTTATCTTTAAGCGATTTCGACCCCACCAATATAGCCAAAGATCCCGTAAGTGCTGTTTTTGGCCCTGCCACTGGGGCCGTCAACCAAGCTGGTGCGGGAGATGCTGGCGAGGGATTTTTGCAAGATAGGGTTATGGGTGGCGATGCTGCGCTAGCTGCAGAGCAGGCGGCGGCATTGCAGGCGGCAGGAGCAACTGAGGCTATTGGGTTCCAGCGCGAGACGCGAGATTTAGCGCGGGCTGATCTTGCCCCGTTTACTCAGTTTGGGGTTGATCAACTAACCGCCGGATCACCGCTACTTTTCGACCCAGAGGCGCAGTTTGACTTCTTGCAGTCAAACCCGATATTCAACCAAGCGCTAGATCAGGCAAATCAGCAGACGTTAAATCTTGCTAGCGCAAGAGGGCGAACCACTGCGGGCGACACTCAGCAGCAGTTAAGTCAAAACTTCCTTCTCCAAGGCCTGCCAATACTGCAAGGGCAGCAGCAAAACATACTCAATGCGCTTAATCTTGGGCAAGCGTCAGCGGCTGGGCAAGCATCTACAGCGCTAACTACAGGAAATACGATAGCTGATCTGATAACAGGAAAAGCGGCGGCAGAGGCTGCGGGTAAGGTTGGAGCCGCAAATGCAGAGCAGCAGGGTATAAATAATCTTATACAATTAGCTGGATTAGCATCGGGGTTCGCATAATGGCACTTGATCCAAGGTTATCGCTGGGCGTAAATGCTGACATTGGCGGGGCGCTAAATAACGCAATACTTAACGCCGGAAGAATTCAAGGGCTTAGAGAGCAGAGGGCTCAGGCTCAGAGGAATAAGCTTTTGCAGCCGCTTATTGAGCAGCAACAGCGCCAGCAGCTTGAGCTCCAAGGGCAGCAAGTCCAGCAGGGTAGGCAGCAGCAAATGCTGTCACTCGCAAAGCGCGGTATAGAGGCTTTCGGGCGTGGTGATAGCGCAGGGGTTGAATCTGCTATAACTGACATGTTTTCAAGTAATCCAGAACGACAGCGGGCCGAGATTGCAGAATTCAGGGCCAATCCACAACAGTATGTTAATGAAGCTCGAGACATTGTTAACTCTGCTGCGAGTGGCGTTAGTGCTAAAAATAAATTTATAGGCACGCCGCAGCGGGTTGTAAGAGGTGGGAAGAACTTTTTGGTTGGAATTGCTCAGCAGCCAGATGGGTCGTTTGGCTTGCAGGAAGTGCCTGTAGAAGGTGAGTTTGTTTCGACGCTGGGGGAGACGGCTAGCCAGCAAACGCAGAGAGAGGCAGAAGAGGCCGGGCTTGTAGTCAGATCAAAAGAGCAAGAGCAGCAAAGGCAAGATTTTGTTAAACAGGGTATTGCTGCGCGAGGGCTGGCGAGGGATACCGACAGACTTATTGAGCTAAATAAGCTTATATCTACAGGCAAAACAGCACAGGCAGAAAAAGCATTTGGCGATCTTTTTGGTGTTACAGACCCCAACTTAGGAGAATTTAACGCTAAAGCAGGGCAGTTGATACTAGGGCAAATAAGGCTTCTTGGCGCGAACCCTACAGAAGGCGAGAGGGCATTTCTTGAGAAAATAACACCCTCAATACAGCAGGGAGGCGCGGTGAATGACGCGCTATTAAAGGACATTAGAGAAGTGCAGCAAAGGCAAGTTGATCGCGCAAAGTGGCTTGCTAAAAACCCAGAAAAAACTGTAGAGGAATATTTCCTTTTAACAGATGTTGATGACTTTTTTGGTGAATCAGGAACGACGGCGCAAGAGGTTAAGCCAGAATTTTCAGGATTCAAAATACTGAGTATTGAATAATGCCGATAGCGACAATACAAACCCCTGACGGGAAAGCAATAAAGATAGATGTTCCAGAAGGGGCGACGCATGAACAGATATTATCGTTTGTGCAGTCTCAGGATTTAGCAAGCATCGAGAAGAAGGATCCATCAAGCGCTGGAGATATCGCCATTGGTGCGCTTGAAACTGCAGCAACAATAGGGACCGGAATTATAGCCGAGCCAATTTCCGGCATCGCTGGGATTGTTCAGGCGTCAAACCCATTTGCTAGCGAGGGTGCAGGTGCCAGGGCTGTAGAGGGAGTGCGCGATTTTTTAACATTTCAGCCGCGAACCGAGCAGGGGCGGCAAGCACTGCAGGCCACGGGCGAGGTTTTGCAGCCGATAGGCAAGGCAATTTCTGCTGTTGAAACCACGCTTGGCGATGTCGCGTTCGACCTGACTGGAAGCCCTGCTGTTGCCGCTGCTGCTGTATCTACTCCGACACTTGCTCTTGAGTTAATAGGGTTAAAGGGGCTAAAAGGTATTAGAAAAGGAACGCGACTAGTAGACGATACCGGTCGACCGACAAAAGCACTATCAAAAGCGCTGGAGAGGCAAGGTCTGGACTTTGACAACCTAGCCCCTCAATCAAAAGAGTTAATACCAGTAAGAGCAGACCCAAATCTTATACCTGGCGGGGAGGTTGCAGGACAGGCAGAAAAAGCACTTGCGGCGCAAATAAAGTCAGGGGCTAGGGATGATGCACTGGCCGGACTAATGGTTGTCAGAGATCAAGTTAAAGCGGATAAACTTGGCGTTGACGCTGTTAAGCAGGGGTTTAGGCCGGGTTTTGTTCAGTCTGTTAAAACGGCAACCCCGGCCACAAAATCCAAAATGCGCGAAATGACTAAAACAATGCGCAGGATAAAAAAGCAAGAACGCCTTGGTCTTGACATGAGGCCTTCCGATGTAATCGGGAGCTCCGTAACGGATAGAATGATGTTTGTTCGCAACAAGGCTAACAAGGCAAGGAAAGAGCTTGACGCCATAGCGAGAGGCGGCTCAAGAAGACCGGGCCTCGTGAACGGGGGGCTAGCAATCGAAAAGCAAGGCCTTAAAGGTAAAAAAATAGATGCCGAGTCAGTTTTAAGCACTCTTGAGCGCTCACTAGATGATCTTGATGTAAGACTTGTTGATACGCCTTCTGGGGTTCCCCGTGCTGAATTTTCAGGATCATTAATTTCTAAAGACAGGTCTTCTCAGCGAGTCATTAGAGATCTAGTAGATTTAATGTCAGAGGGTGGAGTTCCAGACGCACTAAGAGCTCACAAGCTGAAGCGACAGCTAGATATAATGATCGATTTCAATAAAAAGAGCGCAGCAGGACTAAGCGAGGCCGGAAAAGGTGTTTTGAAAGACATTAGGCGATCTCTTAATGATTCAATAAGAGCTGTCGATAAAGATTACGCGCGCGTAAACGACGTATTATCTGAGTCTCTTGGGACTCTTGGGGCATTTGATGACGCGGTTGGCTCTATAGATATATTTGGAAAGGGGGCAGAAAAGGCCATAGGGACAAAAATGCGATCACTGCTAAGCAACCAGCAGGGTCGCGTCAGACTTGAGAACTCGCTAGATCAACTAGAAGAAACAACGAAAAACCTAAAGGGCAGGTTTAGCGACGACATAAAAGATCTCGTCATGTTTGCTGACGGTCTTGACGATAGGTTCGGAACAATTGCTCGAACGTCTCTTTCAGGCCAAGTTGAACAAGGGACAAAACAGGCTGCTAGAGAGCTTGGAAGGGTTGGCGCTAGACCTGGCGAAACTGCGTTCGAATTTGGCGCTCAGGTTGCAGGGTCAGGCTTAGAAAAGCTGCGCGGAATCAATGACTTCAACGCCTTCAGGGCAATTGACGATATACTATCAAGGTGAAAATATGGCATACGGCGCAGTATCTGGGCTAAGTGACCCAATAGAAGACTATCCAAACTATTGGCTCAAGTTTTACGAGCAGGGGACAACAACACCGCTAGCAATGGCTACAGACTCTAGCGGCGCGGTAACGCTTGCTAAAGCTGAGATATCGGCTGGCGGCACTGTCCCCGCTGGGTTCATAAAAACAGCTGGGGACGTTATTTTTATCCCGTTCATTAATGCAGCATATGATGCATTTCTTTTTCCTACGGCAGCAGAGGCAGATGCAAACGACACTTCTAATGCTGTAAAAATCGCTGATGATATTACAGCGCCTGCAACTAAAATAGCGCTAGATAACACCAAATTCCCAGCCGTATCCGATCTAATCGCTAATACAACAGGATATCCAGTTGGCACGACTGCAGAAACGGCATCTTTCAGGCTTGTGGCTCCAGAGGTAGCAAAGGGCGGCGCTCAGTGGACTATCGTTGCCACTGGCGGAACTCCAACCGTTGGCCCTGTTACCGTACTTGGGTCAAATGGGCAGCTTGTTGATGCTGCTGGGAATGTTTGGGAATACTCTTCAGCTGTGTCGGTAGATGCTGGCGCTTTCGGGATGGTAGGTGATGCAACACCGGTGTTAAACGGATTTGGTATACCTTCAAGCTGGACAGGTACAAACAACTCTCCAGCACTGCAAAATGCAGTAGATTTTGCCAGGTCAAATTCGATATTTAAAGTAGATGTTCCTGCTGGGAATTTTGGCTATCTATCAACTGTAAATGTTCCTGTATTTATATTTTTGAACGGCTCAGGGAGCATTTCTACTAACAACGTCCCACTAGACGCGTTTGGACCGTCTGGCACTCCTATCATCAGAATGAATAATACAAATGACGATATTGACGGCGTATTTATTGACAATATGTCATTTCAAATGAACGGTCTAGTTGTTGATAACTGCATCGGCCTCCAGTTGTATAGAGTTAATACTCTAGCAGCTGTTGGTAGAGTTTCATTTACTCAAATAGGATCAAATTCTGTAGGTCTTGATATATTCCGTGGCTCCTCTTTAATGTTCAATGAACTAAGATTCAACGGAGGGAGGGATTCTGGGAACACAGCATACGTCGGAACAAATATGCGTATTAGAAATTGCGCTGGCGTTCATATAGGACTGTTAAACCTAGAGCATGCTGATGTAGGGATAGACTGGATAAACGACAGCACAGGTGGAATACAGCCTGTCGATAACCCAGGACTACACATCGACGCTATTTACTGTGAATATCATGAGACTGACGTTATACGATTGTTTGATGACGGCACTCGACCGCTCGGTGGCCCGATTGTTTCAATTGACCATCTGGAATTTAGAGCAGGACCAGCAATAACTGATAATATAATAAACGTAATAGAGCGTGCCGGTGCGGGTACTACTCACAGCATTGCATTAACGATAGGGTCGCTGTCGTCTCTTGGTTCTGTTACCAATCTGCTTAAAACACCGACTAGAGAGATTGCCGCCGCAGGAGTAAATATTCTCCAAAACTTCACATACGAGAACGGCAGAACATCAACAACAATAAATGGTGTTGATGATAGACTTTCTCAAATTGAGGTTGTAGATATTGGTTCAAACGCAGATTCAACAACAACTAGACTAGAGATTCACGCAACGGTCGGGGGAGCCCCTGTTCGACTCGGCGTGATTGAGGTCGAAACAACAACTGGGAGGCTGAATGTATTTGGAGATAACGGGCTTAGATTGGCACCAACCGGAACTCTCGGATTTTTTGGTGATTCAGGCACTACCCAGCCAACTGGGGTGCCAGTTACAGCTGCCGGAATTCATGCAGCACTAGTCAGCCTAGGCCTGATAACAGCATAGCGGGCTCACACCCGCTTTTCCTTACCCTCTCTGGCTTCCGTAGCCATTAGGCGGATAGCCTTGAGGTGGTGGAGTTGTGTGCTGCGGCGGTTGGTTGTGGTATTGCGGCGGTGACTGCTGATAACCTGGCTGCTGCGGTGCCTGCTGTTGATCTTGCTGCTCACTATCCCAGAATATTTTAGTCTCACATGGCAGTTTAGGCGGATTCAAATACTGCTTGATTGAAACGTAATCAGGCGAACCGTTTTGACCGGGCCATTTTGTTGCTTCGCCAATGGTTAGATACTTATTTTTCATTTTAGGCTGCCCGCCTTGGTCTAACTCACGGCTTTGGTATTGCTCAACTACCGCAACATAGCGGCCTTTATCTAATGGTTGGTTGCTCATTTATTCACTCTCACTTTGAATGATCTTTTTCAGATCGGTTAGAAATTCTGGCAGCACTTTATCAAAAGCAGCGGCCCATTTTACATAAGCAGGATCGTCCTTAGTCGTGCGAACAACAAGCGGCTGTGACTTTGTGTGATAGCTCATAAAGTCCCACCAGTAGCGACCAGAGACATAAAGGCACCCGTAAACTTGATGCAGGTACTCGTCAGGAACAACGCCTTCGGCTTTGTATTTTAGATGCCTTTTAAGTTCAGGTGCCTTTATTTCAAGGCCTCCGTTTTCACCTATTAGGCCATCGGGGGACATTCCATACAATCCACCCTCATGAGCCAAGCACAGGCCGCACTGAACAACTTCAACACTGTTCTGATACTCATACCACGCAATAGCCTCCGGCTCTAACTCTCGGCCTCTCTGCATGTGCTTGTTATCAAAATCGTCGTCTTGTCGATCGCCGGTAATTGCCTCGGCTGCCAGAAGGTAGATGTACTGAGACTTTGCCCGCTTAAGCTGCTTAGTCGTCATTATTTCGTTAAAGCATGATGCAGTAGCAACACCAAGTCGAGATGCGTGCCATTCGTCAGACCCTTGCTCGTCATACAAGATATGCATTACTGACCCCCTAGTTCCTTTCGTCTTGCTCTAAAACTTTGAAAAAGTGGCTTTATCAGCCCAGCTCTTTGGGCTTGCTCAAACAGCCCATCCAGCTCCTCGATTGTTCCAGCTGACATTATCGGAGCAACCCATCCAGACAGATCCATGTCGTCATTACTGGCTCGACTTTCGTCATTTTCTCCAGTCTCAAGGCAAAACAATTTAAGCATGGCTGTCTTAACCGCATAGGTAATGCACTTGCCAGGTGCTTTGTCGCCATTATCCTGAGCATGCGCATCAACGAACACAGACACCTTATCATCTGGCTTGTCTATATTGATCAGCTTTACGTTGTATCTACCCTGATACAGCCCCATCTTAACCGGCTGAGGAGTCGCGTTTAAATCTCGCATTACGATAAATTCGCCGGACTCTTGTGATGTCTCTATAACAATTCCGTGAGCAACTAATGCTGATCGGATTACAGAAACAACTTGATCATGAGTAACCGCCTTGTAATTTGCACCGCCACCAGATACAGCTTTATCTTTCTGCACGTAGGTGACTTCTTTCATTACTGCGTTAATTCGCTGATAAATATTCAAGTCGCTCATCCCTGCACCCCCATTCTAATTTTAAATTCAATAATAGCTTTCGCCCGATTTCTCAGCCGCTCAAGAACCGGAATGTCTTTGTATGAAGCCATTGCTTTCTGATTTTCCATCTCATTACCCCTTTTATTAATTAGTCAGCTTGCAAGGCGATCTAACGCCCGATTTGTATAGATTAATAGACGCCGCCCGATTTGTAAAGTATAATTTATAAAACTGGAGGATTTATGCTGCTTAGAGATTTTTTATTACAGACTGAAATATCACAGTCAAAGATGGCGGGTGCTATCGGCGTGCAGCGTAGGTCTGTTCGCGATTACATTGATAGCGGTGCTACCGTTGTTATCGACTGGAAAGATGAGTGCGGGCGTGTTGTTACTGCTAGCGGGCTTGAAAAGCATTTTTTGCTAAGCAGCCTGCCAGGTCCTCATAGGGTAATTTAATGGACGATTGGGGGCGAAGCAGGGCTAATAAGGCAAACAATAACAATATTAATGGGGTCGATGTGCCGATAGAAGACTGGTGTAATTTTTACGGGATTAGCACTCTTGATCTTGCTCTCGAGTTAAATCAGCACACGCCGAGGATTAGGGGGGAAAAATTTAAAATACTGTCGGAGAAGTTGCTGATTCAAATAGCGAATGCAGGCGGCGTTGTTAATCACAATATCCCCAGAGAGCTAATAACAGTAGTGACAACAGACAGGACTTATAGCATGACATTCGATCAATCTCCGGTTGACCGACTTAATTTAATACTAGAATCCGAAGTTAAAAAAGAGGGTAAATGATGGGATGGTTTGGAGCAAGTAAAAGCATTGAAGCAACAGGCAATGCTATAGAGCAGACCGGGAATGTGGTTGACAAGCTATTTACCAGTGATGATGAAAGATTGTCTCGTGCTGAAGCAATGGCGCGGATTAGGCAGAATCCTGATAAATGGGCGCATCAACTGAACGTATTGAATGCACAAAGCGCTTCACTATTCGTGTCTGGCTGGCGGCCAGCATTGGGCTGGGTTGCTGTAATAGCTGCTTTTCTATATTTCGTGCCTCAGTATATGACGGGGGCGGGATTATGGCTATATCAGTGCTACGAGCTAATAAAGGCTGGCGGTGGTGTTTTGCCAAACTATCCAGTTGGCGATACGGGCTTGTGGCAACTGGTTACATTATTGCTAGGCGGTGCGGCTGTTCGCTCTGCTGAGAAACTTGGAGGGGTAGCAAGAAGATGAACCAAGACCAACTTAGAAAATGTATTATTGTTCCAGCACTGGAAGCTATCGATGCTTACTCAGAAGAAGCTGTAGAGTTATTAATGGGTACAGCTGCTCAGGAATCAGCATTAGGCTATTTTGTAAAACAAATTACAGGGCCGGCATTAGGCATATTTCAGATGGAGCCAGCAACTCATGACGATATCTGGAATAACTACCTTAAGTATAAGCCTGATCTAGCTGCTAAAGTTCGCGAGAACTCCGTATTCCAGCAAGCTCAAGAATTAGCATGGAACTATAAATATGCAGCAATGATGGCGAGAATCCACTATTTGCGATGTCCTGGCAAGCTCCCAAACGAAGTTCCGCTAATGGCTCGCTATTACAAGGAGCACTACAACACCCCGCTGGGAAAAGCTACAGAGTCAGAATTTATAGATAACTACGTGAAGTATTGCACTGAGAAATGAAACAGCTATACTAACCGCATTCAGTCAGTTCATCTCTATCCCTGAATGCAACGAAGCCCGGTCAGATTACCCCTACCGGGCTTTTTTGCGCCTGTAATAATGCTTATGGTTTACATAAGCACCGCTATGGTTTATATTTAAACCTCTTTAGTAGAGGAGTGAGTTATGGATATAGGGCTATCAATTGCAACAGGTATGCATAAAAGCAAGCTTAGCGGTGTAGATCTCGCTAGACAGATGAGGACATCGCCTGCATACATTAGCAATATCAAGAAAGGCAAGCGAGACATTAGCTTACGACAGGCCGAAAAGATGTCGGGAATATTCAATGTAAAGCTATCAGAGTTTATTTCGTGGGGTGAAAAATGAGCATAGGATTTTCAGCAATACAAGACTCAACAATTGTGTTTAGACATAAGTGCGTATACAAGCAGTCAACTGGGTATAAGCGAGGTGATAAGCTTTATATTAAAGTTTGCGGAGGATTCGTAAGAATGAGGGAGAACGGGGATACGTCGCATCCTGACGTTGTTTGGATTGAAACGGATATAGACGGAGTTGAGGTAAAAGGAAGATCTGGAAAATACGTGGCGGTGAAAAATGAATCCGAGTGATTTTATTTACGTTCAAATATACAGGGGCGCGATACGGGCTGGCGCAAAGGAGCCAAAGGCAAAAGACAATGCCATTGCAGGCCTTGAGGAATGGAAGAAAGGGAAGTTCAAAAAGCCATCGATGCTAATCGAGCAACGGATTAAGCAGGCAAAGCGCGAGTCTAAATAACACAGCTATTTAACTAGGGGGTGAACAATGGAAGCTTATTTTGCAGGAATAGCAGCGGTGTGGCTTGGAGTCACAATACAGCATGGAATCGGGCCGTCACTAATTGTAGCCGGGGTAATGCTGTCGGTCGGCGGTATCGTTCTTATATTGGACCGAAAATAAGGGGTGAAGAGATGAACGACACAAACGGAAAACAAATAATGAGCGGAGACACGGTTGTACTGACTGAGCTCGGCGGAGACTGCGACACATTCAGAGTCAGCGGCTTTGTTGATGGCAAGGTAAGGGCAACGGGTGAGACTTCAGGGGTAACTGTTGTTGTGCCCGGAATAGAACTGGAGGTTGTAGAGTAATGAACATCGAAACAATAAAAGTAAAC